CGTTTAAGCAACGGCTGGGAACAATTGCGAAACGCCAAGGGTGAATGGCTGCGTTGCCGCGAGCAATGAATCGGGGTGTAGGGGCAGCGCCCCTACGGAAGCGCCTTACACGCGCTGGCGAGGCCTCGGCCCCTGTACTGGCAGGACACCCGCCACAGGATCGGCGTCAGGGTCAGCCATCGCCACTGCCGAACGCTGTTTGCGCTGGCTCACAACATCCCGCAGATTGACGACATTGGCAGGATGATGGCGGATGCCGGCGTCACGATTGCACCCATTTCTGGAACTGTCGATCGACGGCGCCGCGCGTGCAGCTTCCATCATCCGGCGCCATTCTTGCGCTTGGCAGGCGGTGAGCGACAGCCACGCCAGGTCTTCAGGCAGCAGCTCGCGGCCCTCAGGGGTGATCAGGCGATCACCGAGGAAAGAAAAACCGGCCCAAGGGCCGGTCAGGTCAATACGGTGGTGCGGGTCGAACTCAATCATGCCGCGATCTCATCCTTGGCCGGGGTCTGAGGGCGCAGGCAAGAGCCGAGCCAGAGGCCCAGCCATTGCCATGCGGAACCAACAAAGGCCCAGATTCGCCGGATACGGCATTTCGCATAATGTATATTATGTTCAGATCATCATGGCGTGGCTGGCACGGCTCTTGCCGTCTCCACGGCTCCTACTCTGGCATGGAGCCTGATCGTGCGTGATCGGAAATTGACCGGCCCATGGGCCGGTTTTTCGTTTAAGGCTGGCCGACTGGTCACCCCCGAAGGCCGCGAGCTGGAACCGCAGGATCTGGCATGGCTGTCGCTCACTGCTGCGCAGGCACAGGAATGGCGTCGGATGATGGAGAGCGGCCGCGCGATCGGCAAGCCCCGGAAACCCTTGTCCTTCAACGCCGCCAGCGTAGTAAATCTCTCCGATGCCCTGGCACAGCGCCGGAAAAAGCGGTCATCGGTGGCGATGGCTGGCCCCGACGCCGAGCCTCCCACGGCGGTCCGGCCGGTACCGGGGCCGAAACGTCGCCAGCGCGTGTAAGGCGCTTCCGTAGGGGCGCTGCCCCTACACCCCGGCGTGATGCGTCACGTTAATCACTTGCAGGCGGACCACACCTTGTCGTCCATCCGCCGACTGAGTTCAAACGAGCGATGCAGGCCTGCCGCCTCATAGACGCGTGCGCGCTCCGCTTTCGCCGCCTCGCAGGCGTCCGGGTCCCTGTATTGCGAAATGTGATGCAGACGGGCGCCGCCACCGCCATTGCTGTAGACAGGCCGCGTAGGCGCCGGCCGAGGTGCAATAGCGGCCGCATTCTGCTGCCGCAGATCGTCCAGGTAGCGCTGATTGGCGGCCGCCGCTTCCGGCGATACGGGCGCGGGATCAGCCAAGCGGATATGGACCGTCTCACCCTTGGCGCAAGGCTGGCTTTGATACTGCGTTCCTGCCTTGTTGACGCACTTGTAAACGAGGCTGACGGGCTCTTCAGCGCCAACACCAAAACTAAGCGCACCGAGCAGCGTCAAAGCTGCAATCCTTGCGATCATGACTTCCCCCTGTAGCTAGGGCGAAGCTTACCCCTCAGTT